CGACGGTGATCTCTCCGACGGTGAACTCTTTCCCGTCGGCGGTCTTGATGGTTTTCGTCATGGCGGATAAGTTCTCCTCGAAAGTTGGAGCACCCGGGCGGAATCGAACCACCGACCATCTGCTTACGGGGCAGACGCTCTACCTTCTGAGCTACGGATGCGTGTAAAGGTCTAAAAGGCCTGATAGCTGACGAACGGCACTCCGGCGGCCCCGGCGAAGCCCTCGAAGTCGACCGTGTACATGGTGTAGTCGTCGAGCTTCGTCGCCGCGTCGATCTTCCCGAGCCGGACGTTCGGGAGATAGAACCCGATCCCGCCGCCCTCGTACTCGAAGACGATATTCAGAGCGACGACCGGGCCGTATCCCATCGGGTGCTGGACCGTCGTGAGCGTCGATCCGGTCCCGATCGTCCAGGAGTAGTTGATCAGGACGGGAACGGTCGCATCGGCGGAATCGAACGTATAGACCCCGGTCGCGAGGTTCACCATATACTGGCCCGCCGCCGTCAGCGATGCTACCTTCTGGAACGGCACTCCGGTAAGCGCGTAGGTGACGCCGTAGTCGACGAGCGGCGTGTCCGCGGCGTTGGTAACCGTGATCGTATACGGCCCGGAGACCGCCGGGATCGTATGAGCCTCGCCCGGGTAGATGGTCGTCGAGACCGCGCCGGTCGTCGTCGCGTCGCCGAAGAAGAGCTGGCTCATCAGATCGTTCGAGAGTTGGGCGAACTCGAACGTTCCCTTGATCGACCGCTTCCCGACGGCCGAGTCGACGGCCCACTGGCTCTGGCCGAAGAGCGTCTTAATATCGGCGCCGAGCGTCATTTTCACGTTCTGGAGCACGCCAACGCCCTGAGGCGTCGGATTCGGCGCCGGGTTCCCCGACGACGTCTGGGGCGCGGCGAGAACGATTCCGGAACCGAATTGGAGACCAGGAAGGATCATCGGAGCTACTCCTCGAAGTTACCCGGCTTGGTTTCGGTTCGCGGAGTGGGAGCTCCGAAAGTGTTTCTACATCCCCGAGAGAATCGAGATCGGGAAAACGAGCGCGGCCTGGTTATTTTGAAGTCCTTCGTTCGCCAGAATACGCCCTTTCACTCTCGCATGATACACAAGGCCGCCGAGCGTCTGGCGCTGGCCGCCGAAGAGGGTTACGACCGTGGTTCCGTCGCCGGCGAGCGTCGCCTGCTGAAGCTGATAGATCACTGCGTCGCGGAGGTTATTCAGTTGGGTCGAAGCCGGCGTTGCGGGTTCCGGGCCGAGCTCGTTACGGAACAAGACGACGGCGGCGCAGTGGAGCTCGTACTTCGCCGCGGCCTGGACGTTCTCCATCACGTCCTGCTCGCCTTCGATGATATAGAGAGCCGGCTGGATCACCGGCGAGACGGCCGAGACCTGGGGCAACGTCCGCGAGGTCGTCACGAAGGCCGGCGTCCCGTTCGGAACTCCGTCGGTCAGGAGTTGGGTCTGGCTTAGGAGCGAGAAGAGGTTCACGAAGATCGGCTCGGTTAGGGTCATCGTCTTCATGCCGCCAATACCCCCGCGATCGCCGCGACGATCTCGTCCTTGATCTGGAGTTCCATCTCGGCGAGCGAGCTCCGGAGATAGCTTCTTTCCTTCGCCGGCGGGTGGTGCACATGCTGGGCGAAGACCATTCCTCCGCCCTCGCCAACCCAGGCGAGAGAGTGGGGCAAACGTCCTTCGAGAGCCGCGATCGAGTCCTCCGCCGAGTGGGGCGAGATCCTTCCCTGCTTCCCGAGCCCGGCCGCGCCGAAGACGGCCGCGATCGGATAAATGTCGTACCAGCCCGATCCGCCGAACTCGCGGACGTAGGCGACGACGTAACTCGGCTGGCCTTCGTCGTCGATCCCGACCGAGGTTCCGCAGACCCGATCGACGAACGCCGCGGCCTGAAGCAGGATCGAGTCCAAGAACTCCTGGCCGATCGCCGTCCGGACGACCGGCTCGATCTTCGAGCGAACCCGTTCCCAGAGTTGAGTCCCGAGCGATCCGACCGCTTCGAGGACGGCGGCGTCGAGAAGCTGGCCGCGCTCGACGAGCGACGCGACGACCTCCTCGTTATTGATCGCGATCGTCAGGTTCATGGCATCATCCGATTCTTATACCGCTCGATCGTCATCGCGGTCCCGATCTCGACCTCAAGACTCGAATAGCCGGTCGTCCCGATCCCGGGCTGAATCTGAGAGTTCTGGCCGATCCAACTCCGCTTCCTGTACATCTGAGCCACTAGCCGGGCGGCCGCCTCCGAGAGATCCTCGGGCGGCGCGCCGTAGAGGTACGAGATATTCACGGCTGCAGCCTGTTGCGCGGCGTTGAACGTATAGACGCCCGGTGGAGTCTGCCCGAAGAGCGGCGGCGTGTACTGAAGCGGCCCCGGCGCGCCGGTAACCGGCGTAAGCGGCGTCCCGTCGCTCGCGAGGGTAACGCCCCGATCGAGATAGAACGTCGCCGCCTCGTCGACCTCGACCGTATAGGGACCGGGCGACGCCGGCACGGTCTGGTCCTCGGCCGGGATGAGAGTCGTATAGCCGGCCGTATAGCTCACGGCGACGTTCTGAATCCCTTGGCTGAAACGATAAGGCGCGTACCCCAAGGGCGGCGCGTTCCCGTAACCCCCGGAGCCAGGCCAGACGCTCCACTGGCTTTGATCGGCCGCCGAGCCTCGAAACCCGCGGCCGCCGGTCGCGAATCCGACGAAGGCCTGAGATCCCTCGGTGTCGATCACGTAACCGGATTGGATGAAATCCGGCGAAGCCGGAATTGCGATCCCGTCGACCGAGAGGGAAGCGATCGCGAGGATCGGATAGTTACGCAAGGCTTGTTCGAGCGACCCGGAGCCGTTATATCGCTCGGAGTAGTTCCGGACACCGGAGAGGAACCCGCGGCTCGTGCGGGTCAGGATATTCCGGGAATAGTCCGTAATCTGGCTCTGGATAAAGGCGGCGTCGGTCGTCGGCTGCTGAAGAAGGATCGCGTTTACGGCCGCGACGTCGGTCAGGTCGATTACGTTGGTCGCCATGAAGCCATCCTAACGGATCGCGGAGGACGGTCCGGGAACGGTAGACCGTCTCCCCGCTTCCCCCGCGCGCCGCCATTCGCGCGAAGACTTTCTCGCTTACAAAAGTTTGGCGGCCCCCCTCCCAGAGAGCCGCCGTAGGAGCCACGCCGCGCCGGTAGAGCCGCGCGGCCCCGTCTCGCTTAGAAGACGTTCGTCGCGGCGAACGCGCCGAGTCCCTTGAGGTACGCGATCAGGTTCGGAGTCTTGACCGCGAGAACTTCCTCGGAGAAGACGCCGAACGGGTATTTCCGGCTCGTCTGGGCGAACTCGATCCCGTACGTATCGCGCCGGACGAAGACGCCGCGAGTCTCGCCGAGGCGGGAGTTCGCGTACGTTTCCTGGAGATGATCGACGTCGAAGAAGATCGTTCCGGCCGGGAGGTACGGGTGTTGGATCACGTCGACGAACTCGCCGCCGGGAAGACCGAAAATGTTGTGATACTTCGCGATATGACCGTTGATCGCGATCCCGGAGCCGTCGGCCATCGGGCCGCCGTTCGGGAAGAAGTAGTTCAGCGCGGTCGATCCCGTCGCGCCGACCATGAAGGCCGACCGGAAGGCCGGGACTTGGTCGGTCGAGAGATAGATCCGCGTCGGCCCGGTCAAGGCCGCTTGCTGGATCTGGAAGAGAATCGAATCGATCTCGGTGATCGATCCGACCTGGCCTCCGTTCGTCAAACCGGCGCCGTGGTTATCCCAGCCTCCGGAAAGAGCGGTGCCGAACGAATTGATGTTGAACGTCGCCGTCGGGAGCCCGGTCGTATAGCTCGAATTCGAGGCGATGGTCAGGAGGCCGTCCATATCGAGAGCGTTCGTCGAGAGGTCGGTCGCGAATCCGGCGTACCCGCCCGCGCCCGCGTAGGCCGCCGTCTGGGTGCCCTGGGTCTGGCCGTAGTAGTTCAACGAGCTTCCGGAAGTAATCGCCGAGAGAAGCGCGCTCGCCGGCGAAGGCGTAAAGGTCGACGACGTGTTGATCTCGACGAACCAGGCGTAACCCCAGACGCCGGCTTGAGGCGTACAGGAGAAGGTGACCGTCTTCGTTCCGGTCACCGTCGGGCCGACGACGTTCGAGACCGCCGAGATGATCGCCGTCCCGCCGTTGATCACGTCGGCCGATCCGTCGGCGTTCGAGCGAAGATACTGAGTCGTGATCCCGGCCGCCACCGTGTTCCCCGAGTTGACCGCGGCCCGGTAATTCAGCGCGACGGCATAAGCCGCGGCGTAAGACCCGACCGGGAGGACGCCGGTTACGAATTTCGCGTTGTTCGTCGCCGAGAGGACGCCGGTCGGCGTGTTCGTCGTCCCGAGCTGGAGCGATCCGTTCGAGGCCGTGGTTCCGGCGCCGCCGAGATAAGTCCGCTCCTGCTGGCGGATGAACCGGAGAAGCTGCCACATCTTGCCGTCGCCGAGCGAGTCTTCGTAACCCTCCGAGGCCGAGATCGACTCGTAGGTAACGAAGTCGTCGGTTCCGAGGGTGACGTACGGCGAGGAGAAGTTAACCTCGGTAAACTGGCCGTTCGCGTTCGTGTTGCCTTCCGAGACGCCCGGGAATTGCATATTGGCGTCGATCGCGGTAACGGCCTTCCACTGAGGCTGGAGACCGTATCCGGCGTTCACCTTGTCCCAACGCGGAGTCGAGTTCCGGATATGGGCGAAGATCGGGTCGAGCATATAGGCCGGCGCCCGCAGATCGATGAAGTTCAGGCCGAGGCCGGTCGTGATTCCGGTCGTGGTCGAGCTCTTCGCCAGCTTCTTCCCGAACTTGTTGACCTGGTCCTTCCACGCCTTTACGCCGTGGGTCTTGACGAACTCCTCGACCAGGCGCATATCGGTCTTCGCGACCAGCGCGCCGTACTGGGCCTGCGTAATCCCGTTGTGACCATCGGACAAAGCCGCACGGTACATAAGCTGCTCCTCGTTACCGGCGGCTGGTTTTGGGTTAGGGGCTTGGGAGAGCCCCGTCGTGGACTCGAACTACTGAAGCAGCTTCGCGAAATCCTCGGCGACGTTCAGCGACTTCTCGGTGATCGCCCCCGGTACGCCGCTCGCAGGAAGGTTCTGAGCCGGAGCCGGCGTCGCGGCGAGCTTCGCCGTAAGGTCGGTCAACTGCTTCTGAAGCGCGATGAAAGCGGGATCTTCGGCGACGCTCTTCGCGAGCTCGGGAGCGGGAATGGCCTTCTCGGGCTCGTCGCCCTCGGCGGCGTCCTTCGCGGCCTTCATACACTTCTCGATATGGTCGCCCATCGCTTCGTGTTTCTCGGACATTGCCTTCATGCACTTGTCCATGTGCTCGCCGTGGGCCTTGTGCATTTCGAGAGCCTTCGCGAGATGGTCGTGGATCGTCTTCGCGGCCTTCGTCAAACCCGCCTGATCGGTGATCTTCATACCCTTTGCTCCTTTGCCGCCTATCGCGGCGAGTTCGTCGGCCTCTTCTTCGGCCATTTCCTTGAACGTCTCGATCATAGCTAGCCAGGAGCCGCGGAGTTCCGACGGAACCTTCGAGCCGTCGTCTTCCATCTCAAGCTCGAACTCGGTCTGGATACAGAGCCAGTGGAGTTCTTCGAGGATCTGGGCCATCCAGCCGACTTCGTAAAGGCCTTTTTCGAGACACAGAGTAGCACAGGTCTTGTTGATGAGCTTCTTCTGGTCCTCGCTCGGAACGATCCCGACCTTCTCCGCGGCGGCGATAATCTTCGCCCGGGCCGCCTTCGGTTGGTTCGCGATTCCGAGGAGCGCGCGAACCGAATTCTCGCTTTTCAGGAGCGTCGAAAAATGATCGACCTCGGAAACGGGAATAATTTGAAGAGGTACCTCTTCCGTTACTCCGGTCGACTTCGCGAACTGGACCGTCCGGCCCTTCATCGTCTCGACGAGCGCGCTCGGGAGGCAGGGCGTATCGACGGCCGAGACCTCGATCGGGTCCGCGATATAGCGCGTACAGCCGTCGAACGTCGGATCGGGCCATTGCTTTACGTACGTCCCGCCCTGGGAGAAGCCGACGAAGCATCCGGCCTTCCAGAGCTTTACGGCCTCGGACGAAACGACGTGGAACCCCATCTTGATGGTCTTCTTCTCGTCGTCACAGACGAGAGAGCGGCCCGCGCCCTGGACCTTCGTATCGTGCATCTCGCGGAAGGGCATCAGGGACGGAGTCATTCCCGGGAGCGAGGTCTTCTGAAGATGCTCCTGAGTCCGCTTCTGGTAAAGAGCCTTCGTTCCTTCGTAGTCGCAGACCTCGCGTTCGAGGTCCGGCTCCTCGGCCGTTACCAAGCCGAAGACGTGGAGCGTCCCGTCGTTTTGTTCCTCGATCTTCGAGAGCGGGAAGAACTTGGTCAATTTCATCAGTAGCCCTCGATGGTGATCACGCCGGTCTGGCCGGTCCCGGTAATCTCGACCGCGGTGAGCGAAAGCGTCGTCACGACTGCCGAGGCCCCGCTCCCGCCGATGAACGAATCATTGACTCCGGTAAACGCGACGGGGAACGTGTAGCTCGCGGTACCGACCAACGCGGCCAGGTCGACGATGACTTTCTTATACGTCGCTCCGGCGAAAGGCTGAGAGAACTTCGCCGTTCCCGAGGTCGACCCGTTGACCGTCGTCTGGGCTGCAGTCGGCTTGATCGTCTTCGCGGTCAAGTTCCCGGACCCATCCGTCGAGAGCGAAGCGTCACCAGCGAGTTGGGCCGCAGTCCCGGCGCCCGAGTAGTACGCGAGATCGTGCTGAGCCGACGGCGTGATCGTTCCGCTCGCGGCGTTCGCCTGGAAGCTCGGCTCGACGTTCAGCCCGTTCGAGGTCAGAACGTAGCCGGAAGTCCCGGATTCGAGAAGCGCCTCGTCCTCGAAGACCGCCGTAACGAGCGCCGCGACGGTGTCGACCTGACTCGTCGGATTGTTTAGAACGAGGTTCCTCACGGATGACCGCCTTACGAGAGGGTAACGCCGGTTTTGAGCCACACATACCAGATGCCGTTGTCGGCGATCAGACCGAGAACGTCGCCGATAGCTCCGCCGAAAGTAGCGATATGATCCGCGCCGTTGAAACAATTCGTTGGCCCGGTCACCGTGTACGCCTCGGCGTCGTAGGCGACGATGCGCATTACCGTACCGTCCTGGCCGCCCGCCGACTGGGCACCTGCGATTGGAGCGGCGATAGTCATCGCTCCGGCGGTACCAGTCTTCAGGCCGACGTTTCCACCGACGGCGATGGCGCCGGCTGCGGTGTACTTCTCGTATGCCGTGTAAGCGAGTTCATCCTGCTGGACGGCGATCTGAAGCTGGGTCAGACGATCCGGGAACTCTGCTGGGTTGGTCGTGGCGAAGTTGACTGCCTGGCTCATTTAAGATGCCCTCCGATTCGTTTCGCAGAGTATCACAGAGCGAGAGTCTTCGCCGCTTTCCGGGCCGCGCGGCGGAGCCGCTTCCTCTGGCGTCCGCTCAATCCGGTCGGCCGCCGGATCTCGTGCTGGCGGTTGGCCTCGGCCCGAATCTTCGCCGCTTTCTCCTCGAAGAACTTCCGCGCGAGGAGCTCGCGGCGATGGCTCGCGATCCGCTCCGCGGCCCGGGCTACGAACTCCGGCGAGGTAAGGCGCGCGCGCGTCTCGGGCGAGAGGCCTTCGAGCTGGGCCGGGTCGATCGTTCCGTCGAGCTCGAAGACGAGGTTGGCTATGGGATCGGTCATCGCGTTACCAGGTTACGGCCTCCAGACGAGGAGCACGAGTTCTAAGCGCGTCGCCACTCCGAGCTTCCGATAGAGCCTCTTCGTATGGTCTCTCATGGTCTCCGGCTTTCTTCCGAGCTGTTCCGCTATCTGGCGCCGGCTGAGTCCCTTTACCGCGCTCAGGTACGCGATCCGGAACTCGATCGGAGTTAGCTCGGCCCAGGTTTCGATCGGATAGATTACCATTCGAGCCGCTCCCCTTGGCGCGGAAGAGAATTACGACTAGCGGGCCGTGACCGTTCCCGACGCCGCTCGACATACCGGCCATGGCGTCGACGGAGTAGCCTTTCAGATCCCAGTCGGTGACGACCTCGGCGACCTGTTGGGGCGCGCAGGTGACGGATTGAAACTTCTTTGGCGGATTCATCTTGAGATTAGTTTTCCTCCGCGAACTTCGTCGCCCGGAGAGAGCAGCGACAGAAGGGATGGGCCGCCGGCGCGTAGATCATCGGCGCGAATTGATATCCGACCGGGACCGACCCGATCTGAGCGAAACTCTCACAGAGCGGGCAGCAGTTCGGTTGAACGATCCAGGCGTATTCGAGAACCTTCCCGGAATGAAGCCAGGACGCGATATGCCCCGACGCCTGCTGGCGAACGATCTCGTTATCGGCGACCATCTCGGCGTGGTCGGGAGTCCAGATCGTCGCGGCCTCGATCACCGCTTCGAGCTGAGCCGGCGTCCAGTTCTCTTTGATCGCCTGCTTGATCGTCGCGAGAACGTCGTCCTTCGCCGTGGTCGACATGGCCCACTGAGGCGAGGTCGCCTCGGCGAGCGTCCCGTCGTCCTTGAGTTCGAGGCCGACGAGTTCGGCTGCGCGATCGCTGGCGTCGGCTTTCGCTTTCGCCATCGCGCTTTCGATCGTGGCGTTCAAATCGGCACCGGCGAGAGCCGTTACCTGGTACGCTCCCGCCTTGACGCCTTCTTCCGCGGCGATCTCAAGGTAGGGCTGAAGGATCGAATAGAGGCTCGGATAATCGAACGCGATCGCCGCGAGAATCGCGAGGGCGCGGTCGGTATCGGTCTCCGTATCGCCCTTCCTGACCTTCCGCGCGGCGTACGCTTGGCGCGCGCCCTTCGCTACGCGCTGCTTCTGGTCGGAGAGGAACTTCGTAAGGCGTCGCTTGGCGTCGTTACGGGCCTGGCGCGACCGCGGCGTGAGATCGCCGGCGACGCATTCGAGCTTCAGCGACTTATAGGCCTTCGCCGGCTTCTTCGCTCCGCCCGGTCCGTTCGGCTCAGGCTCGGGCTCAGGAGGAGCGAGCGCGGCCTGGCGCGTTACCGCGGAATCGGCCTTGAGCGGCATCCAGCCAGTCGGCGTATAGATCCCTGGCTCGTTCGCTTCCGGGAAGTCGAGCGGATCGTCGCCGCGCGCCTCGCGGATCTCGTTAATCGTGTACGTCGCGTTCCGGAGGTAAAGATCGTCGACCTTCGATTGTTTCTCCGGGTCCATCTCCCGTTCGTCGAGGTAAGCGAATTCGAGATCGGGCTTCTGGAGATGCTTGACGATGATCTCCTCGTTCATCACGTTCTCGATATGCTTCAGGTACGGCTCTAAGCCCTCGATCTGGGCCACGTCCGAGGACTCCTTCGCCGTCCCTCTATTTACCTGCTTTATCAAGTTCTGGGGCGTGATCGAGAACGCGAACGCGACGACCCGGATCAGGTAATCGTCGGTGACGTCGGTCAGAGCTTCGGACTTCGTCATCGTCGGCTCGCGCTTCGCGTCGGGGATCATAATCATCCGGCGCTTCATTCCGAGGTTGCCGGCGAGCATCGAATCGAACCACTTCTGGAAGTCCTTGATCTGGGTCGAGGTCCAGCCCTCGGGCATCGGGAGCAAGCCCTCGGGAACGTTCCCGCTCGTGTAGTAGTCGCGGAAGAACTGTTGCCGGTTCGCGGCGATCGAAAGCGTCACCACGATCTGTTCGACCGGCGGGAAGCCCCAGCGCGAGTTCACGCGCGGATTCCGCGGCGAATAGATCAACTCGTCGGCCGAGAACTTCTTCGTGTTCTTGTCCTTCTCCGCCGAGGCGAGAAGATTCGACGTCGGAATCCCGAGGATGATCTGCTGGTACGCCGGCGACGGAGGGAACGGCCGGAAGCCCTGTTGATCGAGTAGGGGCGTGATCGTGGCGCCCGAGATCAACCGGAACTGGAATACGTCGCCGAGCATATTCCGGACCGGCGCGATCGTCGGCGCGTCGAAGACGATGAGCTCTTCGAGCCACATGCGAATCCAGAGGTCGAACGTATGGACGCCGTCCGGCTTCTGGAAGACCTTCGTCACGGCGGCGACGTCGGGCATATTCGCCTGGCGTTGCGCGAGTTCCTTCTTCGTCTCGCCCGGCTTCGGCTTCGCGCGGATAACCCAGGGGCGGTTGACGATCTGGTCCTTCCGCGTCTCGATCATCAGGCGGCAGAGGTCGAACGAGTTCGAGACGTTCCAGAGTTGGGCGAACTTAACCGGGACGTCGCCGCGAGGCGTGAACTGGAGGTTGATACCGGGCGTGAAGTCCCACTGGCGGATTCCGACGCCGAGCTGAATCGTCGGCCTGATCGGGTTCTGAGGCGACGCCCAGGAGCCAGGCTCGACGCCATCGATCACGTTCCCGGCCGGGCGGAATACGGGCGTAAAAGCGTCGGCGATTCCCTTCCAGACTGAAGCCATTATTCCGTCACCTTCGGCAGCTCGGCCCACTTCTCGGGTCGCACAGCCGGATTATACGACCAGCAGGCGAGACAGTCCGGACACTGGCAGACGATCGCGCGCGAACCGGCGTCGAAGCGGATCGAGACGCGAACGCGATTCATACAGGCCGGGCAGAACTGAACTCGCCGAACGCGACGCTGGCGCCAGTCGGCGGAGAGGATCGGGAAGACGCGGCAGAGGAAGAGAACGAACGCTTTGAGCACGGAGGCTACTCCCACGGCCAGGGCGGCCGCCGCTTCCCGACGTGGACGAGCGACCAGATCCAGAAGCCGAGGAGCGCCGCTCCGATCCCGGCGAGAACGAGCTTACTTGACTCGGCCATCGTCGCCTCGCGGCTTCTCTTGGCAACGGAGTTTCGGCTCGGGATGGAGATGGTAGGGAAGACCGCAGGACGGGCAGCGTAACTCTTCATGCTTCCTGAGCGTCGATATCCGTGGCTTTCGTAACGTCGGGATTCTGACCATCGCTTACCACCTCGTCTGGTGTTTCGAGATCGATGCCGTCCGGCCTCGCTTCTCGGCGTAACCTCGCGATCTTACCGCGCGATCAGCCGCCTGGTCGAGCTCGTCGGCCTCGGTCTGGAGCGTCCAGGTTAGACCACAGGTATTGCACTGCCGCTGATTCAATCCGAGCTTGATCGCGAGCGCACCACATCCGGGGCAGTTCGCCAGATCGGTCGTAACGATGATCCCGTCGCTCATGCCGTCGGCCTCGGCTTCCCGCATTTGAAGCATACCTCACCGCGCCAGATCGCGGAGCCACATTCACAGCGATCGCGATTCCCGCCCTCGACGTTCGTCCGCGACGTCGGGACCGACGGGATTCGGCCTTCCGCCGCTGCGTCTTTCGCTTCGCTCCGAACGAACCCGGCCCAGCCGTCGGTACCGCCGGCGAGCTCGGTCAAAGCCCAGACCATACCGTCCATCCGATCGGGCGAGTCGTCGTCGACTTTCGGATTCCAGGTCGTCATCTGATCTTCGAGCGTCGCGAACGTCCCGTGGTGGTGTACCCGATGCTGTTCGTAAAGCGCCGAGATCGGCTCCG